AAGGCACGTTCAATCTCTTCTTCATTAAATTGTAATATTAAACTAGGGTCAACAGAAACAACCTCATCAGCATTTTTAATAACAATAGTATCAAATTGATGAAGGTTATTAGCACTTAAACATGTGTTTTCTCCTTCATTCATAATTTCTTTACATAATATATTTAATAAATTGGAATCTAAGTTCTCAGGACCCTCACCACCAACACTAATACCACCACCTTTAGTAAATGATTTCCATTTTTTTCCAAAATTATCAAAAATATATTCTTTTCCAATAAAACAAGAATTAAAAATAAGTCTTATTATACATGATGTATATGCGGTGTTATTATTATTGTCTGTTTGTGTTGTTGGTACAACTAGTTTATTTGCTTCTTTACATACAGCCGTAATATGGCTTTCAATACTGGTTTTCATTCCTGTGATTATATTGATTATATCAGAATTATTAGGTTTTCTTTCAAACATACTTTCATAACTATAATAATAATTGCTTTGAGAAGTTGATATGTTTAATGGTTTAAGACGGTCACGAGCAGTTTCCAAAAATTCATTTATTCCTGGCTGATTGAGTGACCAACCTTTTGCGGTTCCTTTACCAACTATTGGAGGTTTAATAAACTTAATATCTGATTTAGCTTGATTACACCAGGCATGAGATGCTCTTAATCCTTGTGTTATTAATATTGAATCATGAAAATGTTTTATTGTTGCTTTATAAGTAGGTTCTAATAGTCCAGTCAAATTTCCTATGCCTGGTGGTAACACATGTTCATCTTCACCACAAGTATTTAAAATTGTTGTTTTATATTTAAATACATAAACTGGAGTACCACATAACCAACATTTTGAACAAGCTTTCTTTGAAACAGTATTTGCGCTAATACTTTTATTTATTGTTTTACCTATTTTGGATTGAAAAACTAATTTAAAATAAGGAAACTCAGTGGCAGTTAATTTTATCTCAGGTCCAGAAATATCATCCCAAGTTTTAAAATAATCATCTGGTGTTGATTCTTTAACACTTATTTGTGTTGCTGTATCTAAACTAGAGCTAAATGTTAGCAAACTTCTCATTGTTTTAGCAGGTATTGGGCATGGTCCTTTATCAGCCCATTTATATATACAATTGAATATGTCTTTCCTATCTACAACTGGCATAAATAAATAATTATATAATACTGTTATGTTAGGTATACTTATTTTTGGGTATCCTTTCACTTTCATTAATTCTATTAAATTTTCAACTACTGTACTATATGTGGTAGCTGCTAATTTTGCTCTAAGTCCTGCTGGGTGAGCTGAATTTCTAGAATTATTTCTTAAATAGTTTATCGCAGAAACAATACACTCACCTGTATATAATGTTTGTTTTAAATCTCCCGAATTTGTCCGTTGAAGAGCAGGTGGTAAAAATGTCGCTTTTCCTTTTGACATGCTAATATATATATATATTATATAATACACATAAGTATACTATGTAATATCTGAATTAAATTTAAATTTGCTTAATAAAAGTCAGCAGTGTTATTTTTATATATATCATTTATATCCAATTTAATATCATCTGATATTTCACCGCCTTTATATGGAAATAATTTCAATAAATTTGTATTATAAATTGAAAAATTAGGGTCATTACAATTTGCTCCTATATTATCTCCACCTTTAATTTTTTTATATTTTCTTTTTCTTGATACACCTAACTTATGAAGAGTTATTTTTTTGGATTTTGTTTTTTTGTTATTGACAAGTTTATTGTATAATTTATTTTGCTTATTTAATTTTTTAATTCTTCTTCTAGATTTTCTTATTTTTTTACTTAACATTTATATAATATATTATTATTATTTAATAGTACTAGAGAATCATAATGATTTAATTAATTATTATGATTTTACATCTTAAAACCCACCGGGAAATCTGACAAGATTAGCACCAATACCAAAACCAGCACCAGACCTAGCACTAACCCCCATGGATGGAATGTATGTATCCAAAATGCTGAAAGTAGCAGCGGCAGTTAAGGCAATTAAAATAATTTCCTCAATATTCAAAGAACGTTTAGGAATAGCGTAAGCAGCAATGGCAACCATCAAACCTTCAACAAGATACTTAATTACTCTTTTAACAAGTTCGCCAACATTAATTAATCCTTCCATTATAATAAATAAAAAGAAAAAAAAATATATATTTGCGATAAAAAACTTAAATAATTTGCTTTAATTAAAGTAAAATGAATCATTCTAAAGAAAAGAGTTCAAAAAAATCTGGATTTGAGAAAAAAATGAACAATGGTAAGCCAAATCTTAAATATGTTGACTTGCTTGAAGAAGATAAACCAATTGCTGGTCAAAAATTTGCGTGTGTTTCTTTTGTTTCTCCTGAAAATATTTTAAAACAAAAAGAAATTTTTCTTTTTGAAGAATTCCTAAAGAAGTGGGAATTAAACAAGTCTATGGAAAAATTTGTGCAATTTTTAAACTTTGTTTCATTTAAATACAATATGTCTTTTGATGATTTAACAAATGATTTTAAAGAATTTGTTAAAGAAGAAAAAGAATCATTAACAAAAACAAGTATGAGAGACGAATACAAAACTTTTCTTGATAATAATGAGGAAGAACTTGAAAAAACATTTGGCATTAATAATCAATTTCAGACTTCCACAAGAGGATTAAAAGTTAGAGGTGTATATCCAACTTTGGAAGAAGCTGAGTTAAGATGTAAAATGCTAAGAGAAATTGACCCTAATCATGATGTATATGTTGGGCCTGTTGGATTATGGATGCCTTGGGAGCCAGAAGCCTATAAGACTGGACGTGTTGAATATATGGAAGATGAATTAAATCAATTGATGCATGAAAAGACCAAAAATGAGTCTAATGCTAAGTCTGCTTTTGACCAACGAGTTAAAGAAACAAAACAAAAAGCAATTGAAGAAAATATTAAGAATGCGGAGAAGTCTGGAAATACATTAACTCAGTCGATTGACAATGAAGGAAATTTAATTGGTGTTACTAATGCTACTACATCTTTTTCAAATGATAATGAAACAATTTCTGCTGCTGATATCCGTTCTGAACTCTTTGAGGGAGAGAACATTGTTATTGGAAATACAGACCACGGACAAAGTGAGCTTATTAGCGGTCCTTTTGTTGTTAAAAAGGATTAAAATATAATATACTAAATTAATAGTTAATATATTATATAATTATTTTACCATTTACTTTTTTTAACATTAATTTTTGGTCCTCCACCACGTTTTTTAATTGAATTAGGGTCATATTTTTCTTCTTCGTCGTCAGAATTACACCCTTTAGATAATTCCCAGAATTCCTTTGAACCTAATTTAAAGTCGTTATGATTTTCTGCTTTATACCAAAAAACCTGGTCTTGAAGTTTATTCGATTTTGAGTTGTTATTTATTACCAAGCACTCATAATTTTCAGTACATTGGTCCATTACCTGACAAAATGATTCAAATGTTGGAAACATTCCAGCATAATTTTCATAAATTCTTTTTCTATTCGCAATATAATTCTCTCTTAAAATAAAAACAAAATCTATATTTGTTCTTAAAGTTGGAGGAATACCTAATGGATATTGCATTGTTATCACTAACATTATCTTCCAATGTCTCATTTATACCATTTTCAATCAGCTATTTATTTCTGATATCATTAAATCTATACTTTTTAAATGGGTATAGCATTTTCTCAAATGGGATTAGACTATATTTTAAGCCTTCATCAACGTTGATTAATCGTTTCCGGCCCACGAGCATTTAGTCGTTGAACAATCATCATATCCTTATCATTATCAACATTTAAAAGTTGAAACGGACTTAGATGACTAGCTGCGGGTTGTCTTTATTTTATACATTTTTACTATACCTTATGTGATTATCATAAGCCATTACAATATTTCTATTATAATTTAGTAGTATAAACCTAACAAGATGTCTCCGCAATTTGGACGTGTTGCAAATTATAAATATCATAATTCACTAGCCATTTTTTTGAATGACTCTTAGGCAAACAATTCACCATTCATAAATAAAAGACGCATTAGTTTATCTCTAGTCCAAGTAGCATCATACAGACAGTCATCTAAAATTACAAATGCTCTTGGGTCTATTGAGCTTCGTTTAAAGGTTTCCATTTCTTTTTTTATCTGTTTTAAAACTGTACGTTGTCTTTTTAACACATTTTCTATAATTGCTGTATTATATTCATTATGAATAAATAGTTTTGGTACCATTTTGGTATAAAATCCGTTTCCTTCTTCTGTGCCTGAAATAACTGTTCCTATTGGAATATCTTGGTGATAATAAAGTAAATCTCTTACAAGAAATGACTTTCCTGTGTCCCTTTTCCCCAATAGGACTACTACCGGACCCTTATTTTCGTTAGGCTTAAAGCTAATAGACTTCATATCAAATTTTTTTAATTCTAGCGACATATATTATATTTACCTTTTTTTAATGAAAAAAAATACGCATTTAATTTTTTATGATTTTTAAATTTATTTAAAGTTATTTAAATATTTTGATTATAAAATAATTGTATTATTTCTAGTGTTTTATCTGTTTTATTTTCAGGTTGAGTCCAATAATTAATTTGTTCCTTTAAACATTCTAAACGATTATTCCATTCTTTTTTATGTTCAATTTTAACAATTCCTGTTATTTTTGTAATACTCCAACAAGACCTTACACGCTCATTATTTACATCAACATAATCGTCTGGATTAAACCTAATAAATATAATAGGTCTATGTCCTAAATCTTGCGATAATTCCATTAATCTTTTATTTTCACAAGAGCAATCGTATTTACTATGTTGATTTTCATCAACTTCTACAATAATAATTTGATAACCTAAATCAAGTAGTAAATCGGGACGCTTAGAAGAACAACCATCTTTGATTTGTTTATCCGTAAACCAAGTAAAATTAGGAAACCATAATTTAACAAATTCTACTACAGCGAATTCTTTTGTTTTATAATTTTTAGCTACAGGTCTATCAGGAAAATTATAAATAAAACATCTTAAACAAAATCCTTCAAATTTTTCTTGTGGTCTTGTGCTACATAAATGACTCTTAAACGTTTTATGAACGACATCAATCATATTATCTTTTTTACATTGAAAACAATATTTTGCGTTTAATCCTTCAAAATTATAAAGTGGTTGAGATGTTTTACAATAACATAATTTATTTCTACTTATCATACCATTTAATTTACAACTAACACAATATTTTGATATTAATCCTTCAAAATTAAAACTTGCTTGTGCCTTTCCACAAAAACACATATTATGATTTATATCTATCATATCATCCGTTTTACATTTTGCACAAAATTTTGGTTTAAGACCTTCAAAATTAAAATTGGGCCTTAATCCACAACCACATTTTGGATTTCGCATATCAACCATATCAGGTAATTTACATTCAAAACAATATTTTGGTCGCAATCCTTCATAATTAAAATTAGGACTTGTTAGTTTTTTACAAAAGCATCGTTCATCTACAACATTTATCATATTTTCACTTTTACATGAATTACAAAACTCGGCTTTCAATCCTTCATAATTAAATGTAGGTCTTACTTTCCCGCAAAAACATTTTTTTCTATGAGTTTCAATCATACCTTCTTTTTTACAAAGAACACAACAAATTGGTTTCAATCCTTCAAAATTCCATCTAGGTTGAGAACTATTACATTCACATTTTTTATTCAAAACATCTACCATATTAGGTTCTTTATGGGTCGCACAATATTTTGCCCTTTCACCCAAAATATTAAAGGTTGCTTTTTTAGTACAATTAGAGCAAATAGTCATTTTTATTGAATTGAAATAATATAATATTAACTATTTTAATTCAATTTTAAATTAATTAAATATTTTACTATATACTTTTTCACAAACTTATGAAAAAGTATATATAATAATAAATAAGTTTAAATAATAGGGAATTTATATATTAAATAGCTAATGATGGTTGACGTAAATTATCAAAAAAGAAAAAACCTAGAACTTTTTAAAAGTTTAGAAAATTCAAGTACATTATTTCTCTCTAAAACACAAAATTACATTCCAATTTATAAGAGATTTTTTTCATTAAATGAAACAAATTGGAATAGTATTAACTTAAATAATAAATGGTATATTTCAAGTATTAAGGAAAGCGATGAAGAAAATAGTAATTTATTTGAATGTAAAATTAAAAACATAAATACACAAAAAACAAAAGATAAAAATGTATTTTTTAAATTAGCACCTCTTTTGGACCCATATAAATACTTAATTGGAAAATATGATATTACTAATAAAGATTTATTTAATTTACCTAATATTAATTCTGATGAATCATGTATTAATCCTAAAATTTTAGACTATAATAATTCAGCATATGTTGATGGTTTTTTTATATATTTATCCAGTAATTTAAACCAAACCAATAATTTTTTACATGGTTTAGATTATTATGGCTCATTTCTTTCTATTAAAAATAATTATAAACTAAATGTGTTTGATGATTTAGAATATTTAACCAATTCTGATTTTTTTAATAAAAATAAAAATATATTATTTGAAGTAAATAATTATGACCATATTTTTCAAGATGAGAATAAAAAGAAAAAACCAATAAAGATAGAGTATAATTCAAGTGTAAAATCCAATTTATCTGTAAAATCATTTGAAGAAGAAATTTTTGAAGAAATTTTTGAAAATAATGAATTAAACTCTGATAATTTAAAAGAGTTAAATTTATGTGAGTTAATTGATATGACAAGTTCAAATATTCTTGAAAATAACTCTAAATCCACAACAATAAAAAGTAGTTCTACGTGTTCATCAAGAACTTCTCATACATCATCCGAAAATAGCGATGATAAAGATTTTGAAGAAATAGAAATAGAAATTCAAGAAAATAATAAAAAAGAAGATAGTGAAGAAGATAATGAAGAATGGGAAGATATTGATGATGATGCTTACACGAATGACAGTGATATTGAAGAAACAATTGAAGCTATAATTCCACAATTTCCTGTACAAGTAATTGGTATGGAATATTGTGAAAATACATTTGATGACCTTATTTTATCTCATGAATTAAAAGATGAAAAAGAATGGTTCTCTGCGCTTATGCAAATTGTTATGATTCTAATTACTTATCAAAAAACCTTTGCTTTTACTCACAATGACCTCCATACAAATAACGTAATGTATAATAGTACAGATAAAAAATTCTTATATTACTGTTACAAAAAAAAATATTACAAGGTTCCAACATTTGGTAGAATATTTAAAATAATAGATTTTGGTAGAAGCATTTATAGATATGATGGTAAAATATTTTGTAGTGATAGTTTTCAAAATGGAGGTGATGCTGCAACTCAATATAATACTGAGCCATATTTTAATAATAAAAAACCCAGATTAGAACCCAATTATAGTTTTGATTTATGTCGATTAGCATGTTCTATATTTGACTATTTAATTGATGATTTAGATGAAATTAAAGAATTAGAAAAATGCGACCCTGTAAAAAAACTAATTGTTGAATGGTGCTTAGATGATAAAGGAATTAACTTATTATATAAAAATAATGGTGTAGATAGATATCCTGATTTTAAATTATATAAAATGATTGCCAGATGTGTTCATAATCATACTCCTCAAGCACAATTAGAGAGACAAGAGTTTAAAGCATTTGAATACACTAAAAAAGAAATTCCTAATGACGTAATTGATATTGACGCATTTTCTAGCTACATCTAAATTTAGTTTTTAGTATGTTAAATAATAAATTAAATTGTATAATTTATTATTATAAAATATAATTTTAAGAATTAAATATTAAATAATATACTGATAAAATGGTTATTTAAAATATTATTTTTATGCTCTTCTGTTAAAAAA